TAAACCATAATCTCACTGGCTTAAAACAGCCAGAGGGAACTACATGGAACCTCAATCCTGCTGAGGTCATGTTCTGTCAAACTGCTTCAGGTGTGTTTGACAATTCCTATCCCGGCCATGTTCGGGATAGGGTCGGAGTTACGGGTTGGCACCATATCTCCGCACAGTCCATTATATCATTAATGGAGTGTCTATACTGGTATCGCAAATGGGATCGCCAGTATAAGTTTTCGAATCAAATTCGAAAACAAATTGACACTTATGGAATTCGTAAGGTCAAGCATACGGTTATGCAATGTATGCATACCGTAAATAGCATTCTCGTAAAGAAAATGCTAAGCCTTGCACCCGAAATTGAAGGGTACAAGTCAATGGCCAAGCACACTGCTTGGGCATTCTCCGAACTCCTCAAGGAGTACGGACAAGGCATCCTGACTACGCCAGGAGGTCTAGTTATAGAACCAGATAAGGGGTTCTATATTGACGCGAAGGTTTTCTCTAACCTCGTGAAATCTTCTTTCCATAAAGAACGGAGAGAGGATCGCCTGGAATGGTTGACATTCACAGGTACTACCAAAGCGTTTGGAGCGTTCTTTGGTACTGAACTCAAGAGGCTAAAAGCCTGGATTGAGTCTGAGTATTCGGCATCAGGATCCGACTATACTCTATCGCCTGCATGGATATACAGAGCGAGTGTCCTCTCGCAAACGAGAGGAATGGGCTATTTGCCAGAAGCAATAGCCGAATGTCGCCGAATAAACTTTCGGACGACTATCAACCGTGAAGTAATCAAGGTTGATCCTGAAGTTTCTCAACTTCAGTACCTGGCAGTCCAGAAAAGGCTGTCAGACGGGGGTGTTCCCCGAGACCTCCTCTCGAAAGAGAGGGTGGCTGTACGACAATCCTCCGAGGAGGAGTCGGCTAAGTTCTTCGAGGTAATGTCTCGAATAGAACTACCGCTGAAGGGTACTGCTTCAGTGGATACCTTCGTCAAAGACGGAGGTAAGATAGAAGACGCACGTCTTCTTCTAGGCATTGCAAAACGCAATGCTTGGCGAATCCCCGTAAGGGATTTGCATACGAACTCCATTCTGGAGTACGTTACCGTCGAAAGAGAGACGGAATCAGATACCGATTATAGTCGGCCTCTGTTCTGGATAAGCTATCAACTTGTCCTAAACCACTGGATTGTTCGAAAACAGTGGCCAAAAGAGGACTACCATCCTCTTTTAGAGGAAGGCAAACCATACCTTCCTGCTATTATGGACGCAAAAATCGTCCATATATCAGAACCCGGAAAAGAACGGAATCTGACGAAAAGCCATGCCGTACTGGCATGGTTCCTCACTCCTGCGAGTAAAATCACGCAGGGTGTTCTTGCGTTCCTACCGGAACACAAGGCTGGACTACTGGAAAGTAGCCACGAGTGGAGACACCAAAAACGTATCTCTGCACTATCAGATGAATCTGGATTCATCTATGATCCTGCAACTGGCAAGTTGCAGAAGGAAATACTCCACAATTTCAAAGATTGGACGGAGTCTACCGATTTCATTTCGAAATTGGTCGGATGGGCTCACTTACGTGGGCTCATGGATTATGTTGGGTTTCCCTCAACATATGCACGATTAGTCTTAAAGACTATCGTAGAGCCTCAACCCGTCGTTGAGACTACTATGCGCACCATCCTTGAAGATGGTGGCGAAATGAATGAGCCAGTGAACTGGCGCGGCTTCATTCGTGAGGGTTACATGATGGGTAACCCTATGACCAAGACAATTTTGCACTTGGTTCATGCATCGGAACGTTCAATTGCGTTGCATTTCCTTAAGACTCGCGGCTTAAGGTTTAGGAATAACTACAAGTATTCCTTATTCACCGACCAAGCTAGACTTGATCGTGAGAAGTCCGACCAAAATCGGACTTTGTATTTGGCGGGTTGGGCCAAATACTGACGGCTCTCTTTCGAGGGCTCTGATCCCCGTTTACTAGGGGTCGCTATAGGCAAAGTTGCACTTACA